CTCAATTTGGTACTCAATATTGAAAAAGTACCTATCTCATTGTATAAAATAAAGCCACCTCAATAGGTGGCTACTTTACCAGATTCTTTTGTGTCTGTAACGACAGATTGCACGTAGGACAATAACCAAAAACTTTTTCGCCCATCCTTGTATGGCCTTTGGTATCTGCCTTCACGAATCCGAGCGTCTAGAGTTTCAGGTTCGATATTGAGCATGTGTGCAAATTCTTCACGACCAACTCGGCGTTCTTCTTTTGACTGAGCAATACGTTCAGCTACAGCAACAATCTTTTCTAGAATGCTAGCCTCTATTTTAACTATTTGTCCCATTTACTCCTCCTTACTTTCCGCTTTAGGGTTTGCCCACCAAAGAACAGGGCCATTTTCTGAATCAAATGCTGCTATTAGAAATAAGCCTTCTTGTGGTGGCTGCGGCTTCCAGTTGGACCAATCACTAAGATTATCTTCTGGAATCTCTTCAATATCCCAATAGTCAAGGTTTTCGATTTTTATAGAAACACCAAGGTTCTTTTGCAGTTGTGCCCATTGTTCTTTTGTATAAAACTCAGCATGCTCTCCAATTGTGTCATGTAGCTCTATATCAGGATGGAACCAGCAGCTATTTAAATCATCCGGTACTTGTGTTGGTTGTATTTGATATTTCATTCCTCAGCTCCATATCCGTAAAATTGTTTTGCCTCATCAAAGCTTTTGGTTACAAGGGGAGCAGAACCTTTCTTGTAGCAAATTACAATTTCATCAAATTTAAAAACACGTTCAGCAGTCTTCAAATCAAAGCATTGATACATTGCTTGGTTGAACCAGCTTTCTACATAAAATAGTTTTTTAATATGATCCTTACGGGTGCCGTGCCATTTCTGGACTTTGATAACATCATCGAAAATTTCTAAGAAAAAGTTGTTGCCTTCCTTTTCATGCATTTTTCTATAACGATCAACAGCTCGCTCCGCTATCTCTTTTGAGGCTGCTGGGGTTTGTTTAAAAGGGCTATCGCCTTCAGGTCGCATTGCAACTGCCCATAAAGTTGATTCACTCATCCTTCAGCTCCCGATACGTTTGGCACACTATGAAAATGCATCCAGTGTGAAGGCGCATCATTATGATAATTTGCCCATACACTATTTAAATCTTCATCAATAGTCATATAGTCTTGTTCGGGGGTAACATCAGGTGCATCAGCCCAACAAATAAGTACCATTATGTCAGTTGGCGGCCATTCATCATCCACGCTGATCCAAGTCGGCAACACCTGAGCACTGGCGTCATTCCATGCGGCATCCCAAATCAACCAAGCTTCATGACGAGGACTAGTTGGTAAATATCTGTGTCCTGTTAGTGCCTCTTGTCTATCTAGTTGACGTTTTAAACTTTCATAACTGCAATTACATTTTTTGGCATGAAATCTTTCAAAAGCTTCTCTTTTTTTATTTAGATCAATCATTACCTAAGCCCTCAAATATTCTTCTTTAGTCCATTCAACAAACTCTTTATAAAGTTGTTGTGCTGGTTTATTTAATCGGTTGTGATAGTCGATCGTTATGCGGCGCCAAGCGACTGGTACCGCATAATGCTTTGTTAGAAACATCGCTTGATCCATGCCTTGCCGGACTATTACATAGCCCAGCAATTGCAAGTAGTACATAAAGCCAAGCATGTGTTTTTTGACTCACTTTCTTGTACTGATCTTTCATATTAGAAGCCATCCACTAATAGATAATCAGGGTCTGCTTCTGGTTGAGAAACTGCTGGATTTTCTAACTCAAAGCGACGTTTTTTAACAAAATCCATGAGTCGTGATTGAATCTGTGGATCTCGTGCGGCCACATCTATTTCCAAAGCATCTGGCGTTGTAAGGTCTGGTGCAGTTTGGATTTGAACCATTAAAGAGGGTGGCTCATTAGCAGATGCCTTTTCTTTTTCTAGCTCTTCAAGACGTTTGTGAGTGGCGAGAAGGATAGGCTTCATTTGTTCGTCATCCCATGTGCGGGTATAACGATAAACCGCATTTACTTCTGCAGGTGTTTTTGACTCTTTTACACGCTGTAGAAGAGTATCTAGGGTTTGCTGATATTCTGGATCTACTTTAGGCTCGTTAGTTTCTGGAACTAACAGATCCTCAGATGTGGTGACATTTGTTTGTTCGGTAATAACAATTGTTGGTTGAATTTCTGCAGAAATAACTTCAATAGACTTTTCTGCTTTTGATTTCTTGCCACGCTGTTTCTTTTTTTCATCACCTAAGCGAATAACACTTAAATCGTCACTAACTTCAAAACCTAACGCTTTGGACAGTGCTTTTAATTGAAGCTTGGCGTTTTCTGCATCACGTTGAACGAAGCCACAGTTAATAGAATCAATTAATGCGGTGGTTTTAAAATTCACGACGTAAATAGAAGGCGAATATGTAGTAATTACAAAAACATCCTGACCTTCTTCATACTCATCAATAGTTAATGGCTTTGTGAATGTAATGCCAGCCAATTCAATTAGTTCAGGTTTGATACAATACTCATAACCAGACATTGCAAACACAGTTGCAGGGAACTCAGATAAATCTGCGAAGTCCAGCATGTCGCCAGATGGACGACAAAGAATATTTTTACCTTTTTGAAGAGCTGCAAATGCTTCTTGAGCAGTAATTAAATTTGTCATGTTTTTATCCTTTTTTAACTGAAACTAATTTCCAAAAACTTAGGTGCTTACGATCAAAAAAAGCGCCTCGGCCAAGTTCTTTTACTGCTGCACGAAAGAGGGTTTCTTCATCTGAATCTTCGTCAGCCCAAACTTTTACATTGCCTTCATACTGGGCGTAAAAGCCTGGTGTACTTTGAACTCTAACTATCCATTCACAACGTTCTTTCATGCTATCATCCCCGTTTTAGCTAATGTTTCAATGTCTTGTTTAACTGCTGGCAGTTTTGCTGCTTCAATTTGGATAAGGGCATCTATGCCGAAGTGTTCACAAACTGTTTTCACGTCTAGGCCGCGTTCAGCTATGAAGTTTTGAAGTTCATCTCTTTGTTGATCTGAGATACCGTTAAATTCAGGTGGACTAATCCAAGTGCCACGTTGCTTATCAAACGTGCAATTCAATGCTTTAGCTCTCATTAACATTGCTTGTCGCATGTTCTGGTAATACATGTGTTCTTTATCAAGAGACTCGGTTAATTGATTAAGGTCACCTGCATGCTCAGCTTCTTCACAGCTTTGTTTCCAGTTTTCTAGCTCTTCTTGGGCTTTAGCTGCTGCAAGTTGTGCAGGCGTTAAGGTGTTAATGTGATCTTTAGCTTGAGTAATCAGGTCAGCCAAGAAAGTAGGGTGTGCTTTAAGATCAGGTACCCATACTTCACCGGTTTCACCGCCTAAAGCACCTGAGTTTTTCGCATGATGTGTAGGCGAAGGTTTGAAATTAATAACGCGGGCATTTTTACCTTCACCAGTAGTAACAGTTGTTAGATAACCCATGACATCTGCGATACGGTAAAGCTCGTTACGGTTTTTACCACCTAGATCTGGGCGGTAAATAATTTGATCACCGTTTTGATCTTCTGATGCGTGTGCAATGAAAACAACATCTTTACCTAAACTGATCAAAGTATTGATGTATTGCTTGAACGTTTGGTTCGCTAAACCTTGAGCCTTTAACTTTAAAGAACCATCTTTTTGACGGTTATTTGCCGTAAGTAACAGATGGGTTTTAATGCATTCGAGCATTGCACCAACGGTATCAATGACAACTGTTTTATATGGTGCTAAGTCCTGCGGAGTAAGGTTTGCAACATCACTCCATTGTTGAACCTGTACAACAGCACCACGACGTAATTCACCAGTACGGTGAGCACCACGGTCAAAGTCAAAAGAAATTGCTTTTTCCGCAGTAAAGCCCATTGATGATTTACCTAAACCCGGATCAGCGTATAGGTACACAATAATTGCTTGAACCAATAAAGTTTGGTCAGCAGTAATAATCGGTAGAGCCATTTTTCTTATCCTCATCTAGAGCCGGTGAAGCCGCGTTTTTGCTTGTAAGCCTTGCGGTCATAAGTAGGGATATTTGTTTCACGCAGTTTTATAGCGAGCTGCTTTCTGCGTTGAAAATCGATTTCTTGAGTGAGTTCATTCCAAACTTTTGGATAGTCAGTTTGGAACTTGGCCACATTTAAAGGCGTCTTAAATCCGTCTTTAACTTTGTAAAGAACTGAGCCATTAGCATTAGATGCGTACACTTGCCAGCCAATGCGGACAGAGTAGAGACCCTTATCATCACGGCCTAAAAATGACTTGTAGCCGTCAGGATGTTTTTTGAAATTAGACATGTTCAGCCTCCTTACATTCACATGTACCAACAAAGGCATAGGTAAGCGGGCTTGGAGCATCAACTGGAGAAACATCCTTAATATTTAAAGGAATAATTTCTTTTCGATATTTAACTAAAACCACATCACCTTCACGGCAATTGACAATTCCTTCTCTTGAAGAAAAACGTGCAGATTTAGAAGATTGGGTTACTCTGCAAAATGAAACCTCATCACCAGCTTTGATTTTTGAACGGTCAACAGGAATCATCTTCTTGCAAGTAGGGCAGTTATAATCTTTCATTAGGCTGCCTCCAACCATTTATTACGGTCGATATAGTCCGCTAATAAAATATTTATGTTTTTATGGTCGTCATGATTGGTGAAATCATTCCAAGGTTTGCCGCTTAAGTCAGTTACTGACTCAATAGCAAGGTTAGTAATTTCAGCCGCTGTAAAATCAGATCCAGCTACACCATAGCTATCAGCTACACCGTCAAAATCGAAGCTCACGTTTAATTTGAAGCCGTCAATGCGGATAACTGCTTCACCAGATTTTTCTCCAGTTTTCTTAACAGCCAGAAGTTCATATTCAGAAGCAACGACTTGCTCGCTTTCATATGAGTAATTAGAAGGGACGCTAGAATTAGCAGTTCGATATTCACAAGAACTCAAGGCTACAAGTACAGCAATTGCTGTAACTCCAGTTACCTTATGCTTGTTTAAAAAGGTTTTTACGTTCATAATTGATCTCGCAGTTTGCAAAAGCACATCGGACCTGGGGAGGGGCGGTGTGCTTTTTTGTTGTCTGTGAGATAAATATTAGGTAAACCTAATTATTAAGTCAATAGGTATTCCTAATAAAATTAGAAATACCTAATTTTTGTGCTTTAATAGACAAAAGAAAACCCACACGGGGTGGGTTGGATGGAGTTTGTTATGGAATTTCCTAAAAATATTGCAGAGCAGTTAGTTGGCGATTCGGTAGGTCCGCTTCGTGCTTAGCGACATCAAATGATTTGTAAGCTTATTGATGCGGGTGTGACCAATCCCGAAGAAATCGAAAGTTCAGTTGATAGATTATATAATTTTCTTGTGTCACCAACGAAAAATGATATTGCTAATAGTATTCAACCAGAGGGATTGGATCTAACCTTACCCGAGCGAAGAATAAATGGTATTAATACATTACATAAATTAATAGACCAAGCTGACCTTACAAAGGATCAGCTTGATGACATTAAGTTATATTTAAATCCTTATTCATTCTTAGACTCTAAAAAGGTCTAGAGATAGGCATTGGTGTGATTGATGGTGATCTAACAACTTTGGCAAATACCCCATAAACATGTCCACATTCAGAGCAATGGGCGATATTAAACCATGTATCACCACCTTTTGACTCTTCAACACTATCACTTGAAACAATGTATTTCCTGCCTTGAATTTTACACTCGGGGCATTTAGGTTCTGCATGGTTTTGACTCATAATTCTCTCCTCCCGATATGTTCTAAAGGACCGTGTCGGGTCACGGTTTTGAGTGTCACTATTTCTTTTTAGTTTTATGTTCACTTAATAACGGCTTTGATTGATCCTCAAGCCTTCCCATTGCCGTGGATTTTTGCATTGATTGTCTAAATTGATTAGCTGTATCGGTCAATGCTTTGAAGCGAGAAGACATATCTAAACCCTGGGTTATTAGGATGCTATTGTATGACTCCAAGTTTGCCATCAGAAGGTTATCAAGTGCTGTGGCATAATCCCGTTGATTGCCATCCTTTAGATTTGGGTTGTCTTGCTTCCAATTCTTGGCGGTTTTTCCAAATACAATCGTGTTTAACATATCGGCTTCACTCGCGTAAACAATGCCTTGTTTATTTTGAGGTACGGTCTGTATTAAATGTTGCTGAATCGCATCTGTATGGATGCGATAGTTGATTTTTGATAATTCACGTTTAACTTGCCATTCTATGGAATCTCTTTGAGCTTCTTGTTCTTTTAGTCTCTGGAATTCCTTAATCAGATATAATTTGAACTCGGGGCTTAACCATGCACCAAACTCAAAAGCAATATCTTTGTGAGCATACGTTCCGCCATAACGACCAGCTTTGGCAACTATACCAATTGCATTTACCGAATCAATCCAACGCTTGGCTGACATGGTAAAACGATTGGAACCAGCTTGATTTCTAATTCCCTCGAATTCGAGGGAATTAAAATTTGAGTTATTTATTCTCTCCCAAACACCTAAAAATTCTACAGTATCCTTATTTCTTAACCATGATTCTATAAGTGATGATCCACCCTCAAAACCCGACACCATATCAGTTAAGCTTATAAAATCATCATTATTTACTGTTGAAACAGATATTTGGATGTTTTGAACTAATATATTTCTATTATTCACCATTTCTTTTCCTGAATTTACTTGAGCTGCACTGTGCTCACAGTTTTATTATCTAGCCTACAAAAAATTGATTTGGGCTGTTTATCCTTCTTACTCATAAGATTTTACTTTTCAGTATTATCAATCTGTTGTCCTAGCTTTCCTTCTTTTACCAACTGCACGACCTGCTCATTAGTAAGCACAGGAATAAAGACTTTGTCGCCAATATCTTTAGAAAGAATCTTTACTTCTTCGGCTGTTAGCACCAAAGCTTCACCATGTTTCGCAGCATCATTGATGCGAGCAATAATCTGGTTGATTGGTAGTTTAGAGTTGTCCATAAGTCTTCCTGTGATTAATGCGAATAAGGATGTTCTTGTCTGTGCTGACTTGGCGGCACGATATCTGTAATAGCGGTAATACTTTCAACTTCATCCATGTCAAAAGATAGGCGTTCGCCACCATTAACAGCCAACAAACTCAAAACCCCACCATTTATTCCAACAAATTCCTTAATTGTGCAGCGTCCATCCTTTAAGCACACTTGTACAAATTCAGTTGGAACCGGTTCAGCATCTGGATCGCAAACTACATACCAGCCATTACGAATTGCTGGAAACATTGAGTCGCCAGTGCCTTTAATACCATAGGCTCTTGGACCCGCTGTATGAGTTGGAACATATCCATCACCTGCGTTCCCATCATATCCCATATCTGTGAAATACCCATCCATACCCATCTTGGAGTAAGCCTTAACAGGAACCCAACGCTTAGATGATGGGATAAACGGTTTTTCGATAATTGTTGAAAATAAAAGAGCTTCATCACTATCACTAATGTTGTATTTCTTTTTGAACTCTTCGATATCCAGTTGTTTAAATTTATCTCTCGTGCTTGATTGAATCTCTCCCGTGCCAGATGCAAGCCATGAAGGATTAACATTCAAAAATTTTGAGGCACGTAATAAATTTTCACCTTCCATTGTTTTGGATTTTCCAGACAGCCAATCACTCACAGAAGGAGGTTTAACTCCTACTGCACGAGCAAGCTCAACACCTTTAATCTTTTTAGGTGGCAAAACTTCCATGGCATACCTAAGTCGTTCACCAAGAGTATTCATACAACTATCCTCACAATGTTAGGAAATCCTAACATAAATAAAATTAGGTATTCCTATTGATTTAATATAAGGAATGCCTAATAATTAAAGAAAAATTAGGAGCACGTTATGAATGACGCACAACTTATAGACAAGCTAGGTGGTGTCACAGCGGTAGCAAGACTTCTGGGGATTGCTCCGTCATCAGTTAGTGGATGGAAAGCTATCCCCCTTGATAGAAAAATCAGGCTAGCAGTTATTGCTGAAGATCTTGGTTTAACAACACGAAAAGAGCTTTTCCCTGATAACTATCAAGATATTTGGATTGAACTTCGTCCCCAGACGACAAAAAGCAAAAACCTTGGATCATTAACCGCTTAGGACCTAACCATGAGCAAATTATCAGTTGATATATCTGCAAGCGCCAGAAATGGCGTATCCCGCATATTGCATGGTCTTGATATAAGCAATCAAAAAGAGATTGCTGAACAATTAAAAGTTGATCCAAGCACTATTACTCGGCTTAAAACGGATAAGAAAAACAATGGCTTGAATGAAATTGAAATGTTTTGCGAGCTATTGAGTTTACTTGGTTTAAAAGTCGTTCCTAAAGATTATCAGAGCATTGATAAAGAACGTGTTGCTGCACTTTTAGTTATGTCTAAAAGCTGGATGAACCGTATAGAAACGGTGGATGACTTATTTCATGACGAAATCAGTGGTCAAAAAGAAAAGCTTGGATATTAAAAAACCACTACCTGCTGTAACAGGAGTGGTTAGGCATTCAATTGAGGTGGATCAAATGAACACAAACAATTTATCAGAACAACCAATCGAACTCAACTCACCAGATTTTTTAATAGGTGACGTTGTAGTACTTACTGAAGAGTGCCGTAGTTTTAAATCAAATGATTTGTTTGAAGTTAAAAACAAAACTTTGACCAGGTTGTGGACTATCAAATCAGAGAATCATTTGATTCTGGTTTCTTCAAAAGAAATCCGCACCGCAACAGTCGCCGAACTTAATGCCAAACGCCGACTAACAAGTGCTGAGCAAGCATTAGCGGAGGTGTCATGAACAGCTTTACACAGCAAATCAAAGATTCTCGTCAGCAAAGAGAAATCCAATCTTTTTATGAGCCTGCATTGCGAGTGCTTGGGCACCTATTTGAGGTGAAAAAGCAAAATTTACGCAACAAGGGTTATGACGAAAATAATGCGGCGGTAACCAAAGTTGAGTTTTCAGAGGCTATGGCTCGTCAATTTCGCATAACGCAATGGTTAGCACAGCAGATTGTAACCAGCTTAACCAAGGCGTGTTTGGTTGATTCTTTTGGAGGCTATGTTAAGCCAAAGGATGGTGAAAAGTGAGATATGCAGCAAGAAGAAAACAGGATATTTCCGTTTCCACCACACCGCTAGAGGTGGTAATTCCACTGGAGCAACCAGTAAAGATCTATTCGGCTAAAGAATTAGCAGCCATGCCACTTTCAGTTATGAATGCCGCAATTGAGGCTCAGGAAAGATTTTATCAACTTGAGGAATTAACTCATATGGGGGGGCAGGCTATAGCAGTTCGCCGTCTTATGGAGGATGGGCACAAACTAATTCAGGTGAAAGAAAAGTCTCGCATTCGCTACAAAATCAACAACGAATTTATTCCTCCAAGAATTATTCGTCAGTTGGAAATGCGCGGTCTTGTAAAATTAGGAGCAGTCACTGATGTATAAATATCTCCACCATATCAGCGACTTTATGGTTGCTACAGCGCACCTTAGCCCAGTTGAAGAGTGCTTTTATCGCCGTGCTCTCGATTTTTATTATTTGAATGAAAAACCATTACCCAAAGAAACCCAGTCGGTTTTTCGTCGGTTACGTGCAAATACCCAAGAAGAAAGGGATGCAGTATTAATTG